AATTCTGGTGGTCCGTTAAATATAACAACTGGTACTGGAGGAACTGGAGCCGGAACTGGAGCAGGCGGTCCTATAGCCATAACACCCGGTCTAGGCGGATCAACAAGCGGTGCAGGAGGATCATTAACCATAAATAGTGGATCTTCTCAGACAAGTGGTGTTGGCGGAGCATTGAACATTACTGGTGGCGCTGCCGTAGGTACAAATCAAAATGGCACCAATATTATAATTACTGCTCCTACATCAACAGGTACAGGAACGCCTTCACAAATACAGCTTCTGGCCGATGCGTCAGGCGGAACAACTGGAACAGCGGCTGCAACATCGGTGCCTCGTCTAGTATTGAACGGAACAGCGGCTCTAACAAGTGCATCTGCTGTCACGATTGTAACGCCTACGATTGCCTCTGGCTCTATGGTTGGTGGCGTAATCCATTATACCGTTGAAGCTACTGACGGCACAGATTATCAGTGCACCTCAGGCATAATGGCTTATGCAATCACGAACAAAGCAGGCACGATATCAGGAACAGCAACGATAATTGGTACGGAAGTGTCTAATCATACAGTCGGAACTTTGGTGGATACGTTTGCGGTGACGGCTGCAGGATTGATACAAATAACATCCACATCCGTTGGGATTACGCCATCACGATATCGCGTCACATTTTCTGTGATAAGTAATTCACAACAAGCAATAGTTGTTGCCTAATAACGAAGGATAATTATGACGACTCAAAATAGTGTTGGCACATCGCTCTCTGGTCAGTCTGGAACGGGTAATTTTGTTGGATCAGATTCTCCTTCGTTAATAACTGCTACTTTAAATACACCTGCATCAGGTATTCTCACGAATTGTACTGGTTTACCCCTAACAACAGGGGTAACCGGTAATTTATCAGTAGGAAACCTTAATAGTGGCACCAGTGCTTCGAGCACGACTTATTGGGCAGGAAATGGCATATGGTCTGTACCTGCAGGCACCGGCGTAACCAGTGTCTCAGGAACTTCAAATCGAATCACATCTACTGGCGGAACAACGCCAGTAATTGATATTTCCCAAAGTTACGTAGGCCAGACATCAATTACTACTCTGGGCACAATTGGGACAGGAACATGGCAGGCATCTGTCGTACAACCTACCTATGGCGGCCTAGGCACAGGAATAGCGCCCACTGCCGGACAAATACCGATTGGATTAACAGGCGGAACATATGCACCAGCGGCTATCAATTCTGGCACAAACATTCTGGTAGGAAATGCTTCGGGTTCAATCACGATTAATTTCTCTGGCAATCTGCCCGTTACAAATCTAAATTCTGGCACAAGTGCATCCGGCACGACCTTCTGGCGCGGTGATGGCACATGGGGAACGCCAGCGGGAACGGGCGTAACAAGTGTTTCCGGCACATCTAACAGAGTTACATCCACAGGTGGAATTACTCCAGTCATAGACATATCTGCGTCTTATGTTGGCCAGAGTTCGATAACCACGCTAGGTACGATTGGTACCGGCGTATGGAACGGAACATTGATTGGCCCTACTTATGGCGGCACCGGCGTAAATAACGGCTCTAATACGCTGACATTGGCGGGAACTCTTTCAACATCGGGCGCATTTGCTTCTACGTTTACTATGACGGGTGCAACAAATGTTACCTTCCCCACAAGCGGAACACTTTTAACTTCGGCTGGCGCAGTTACATCCATCACTGGCACTGCCAATCAGGTGATTGCTTCTGCTAGCACTGGGACTGTTACCCTTAGTTTGCCGCAGAGTATTGCAACAAGTAGTGCAGTTCAGTTTAATACTGTAAGACTTAATGCATCTAATATTTTGGACTCAAATGGTAATATAGCAGCTTCATTCCCCGCCACCTCTTCGGCAGTTAATTATTTTGTATTAAATAATGCAGCGGGGGTTTCTAATCCAAGCTTATCTCCTGCTGGAATACCAACTGACCTTGGCATTAACTTCACTGCCAAAGGTCTAGGTGTTTTTAATTTATCCACTACTGCTGCAACGAATCAATTTATAATGTTTACTGGTTCTGGTTATCAGCATACTAGCGCATTCTCATTGCCTTCAGCCGCTAGTACTAGTGTATACACCTTCCCAGATGCGAGCGGAACAGTTGCATTGACCTCTGGAGTTGTATCATCTATCGCAGGAACGTCCAATCAAATCGCAGCATCAGCATCAACTGGCGCAGTTACATTATCCTTGGTTAGCAATCCTATTTTACCAGGTACAGGAGGCGTTCAATTGCCGGGTGGAACGACTGCTCAGCGTGCAGGAGGAGCAGGTACGATTCGGCTTAATACTCAGACATCATTATTTGAAAGTACAGTTGATGGCTCAACATGGGCTACGATAGAAACGAGCGCGGTAGGCGTGACTTCGGTGGCCGGGACGGCTAATGAAATCTTAGTTAATGGTACTACCGGAAGTGGACAAACAGGAGCGCTTACGCTTACATTGCCTCAGGCTATTGATACTACCAGTTCACCTACGTTTGCTAGCCCAACATTTACAGGTAATGCTGTGCTCGGAACTCCTGCATCCGCCACGTTAACGAATGCTATAGGACTTCCTTTAACGACTGGCGTGAGTGGCAATTTACCTGTGACTAATCTTAATAGCGGAACTGGAGCATCTAGCACCACTTACTGGTCTGGATCAGGCACATGGACTACTCCAGTTGGTTCATCATTTTCAATTAATGTCCAAACATTTTCAGCAACTGGAACTTATACGCCTACGTCAGGAATGGTCTATTGCATCATTGAATGTTGGGGCGGTGGTGCTGGTGGAGGGGGCATAGCTGGATCATCTATACAGGGAGGAGGTGGTGGTGGTGGACAAGCCGGAGGTTATTCTAGGAAATTTGCATCTGCGACTACAATTGGAGCATCTAAAACCGTAACTATAGGAGGAGCTGGAAATGGTTCAGGAGGAAATGTTACTGGAGGAGCAGGAGGAAATACTTCAGTAAGCACAATTTGCGTCGCATTAGGTGGAGCTGGAGGAGGAGGATCAGGAGGAGCTGGAGCTATTGGTGGATATTTAATATCTTTATCAGGAGCTGTAGGTGACATTACTTCCGTGGGAATGGGTGGATTGTCTTCAATAGGAGGAAACACTTCTGTTTATGGAAATTCTGGTCAAGGTGGATCTTCATTAATTGGATCAGGTGGAACAGGTATAAATTCTATTGCTACATCTGGAGCTACTGGATCCAATGCTACTGGATTCGCATCTGGAGGCGCAGGAGCAGCTGCAAATGGGACAACATCATCTTTTTCTGGTGGTAATGGAACTGGAGGATATGTAGTAATTACAGAATTCATTTAAGGACAAAATCATGCCTCTAATCAAAAGTATGAAATTTCAAAGAAAATGGTTAAAAGATAATAATTAAATCTATAATTGATAATCAGGATATGTAAATGCAATTATTACTAGTCCTTCTGCAACTTATTCTTATGCTGTAGGAACTGCGGGAACTGCGGGAACTGCGGGAACTGCGGGAACAGGCGGTAGTGCCGGTGGAGCAGGCGGCTCAGGCTACATTGTTATCAGAGAGTATTATCAATAACTATGCTACCATAAACTGCCCCTGACGTTGAGCAGGGGCATTAACTCAACAAGGAATATAATCATGTCAGAATTATCAACTTTTGTAGCATCTATGGAAGCACGTATCAAAGAATACGAAACCGCAATTGCAACGTCCCTTGCAAATCACAACGGCCTTCTAGGCGCATTGGCTGAACTAAAAAATGTTCTAACTATTGCTGCACCTGTTGTAGAAGCATTAGTTCCAAGCGCATCGGCCATTATTAATACAGTGGAAAATGTGGTAAATGATGTGGATAATGCTGTAGAACCTGCTGTTTCTGGTGCTACGGGTGCCGCTGCAGAATAGTTCACAATTGATTCATGCTTTAAACACAGGCTTACGCACAGGATTATTTGTGCGTAAGTTGTTGATGATCAAATCTTATTCAAGATTATACATAAAACAAGCCACGCTTATAATAACAATAGTATTACTTCTTAAGATCTAATATTATAATAACTGATGGCCTCCATTCCATCACTCCTAGTCAGTCAGTACAGCTCTTGTCATCCGCAAGGGCTGTTCTCAAAGGGATATCATGAAGTTATTTATTGTCTTATTAATGTTAATGTTTGGTGCCTTTTCCAGTTTACTGTTACATTATTCAAAACATCCCACGCATTCTGTAGTTGTATACCAATCTGAGGTTGATAACGATGATGGCTATGTTCAAATCCCTGTGGAGCCGATTATTTATGCAAACTAGTGTCAAGGGGGTTATAGCTCCGAGCGCTGTTCCTGATGAGATGTTAATTGGTTGTCTTGGTGCACATGAAGGCATAAAACAATTTGGTTATCTTGATTCAGACAAAAACATGACTATTGGTTGCGGTAGATGTATCCAAGAAGGTGTTGGTCGTGGATTAAGTGTTGATGAGATTTTTTATCTTCTTAAAAATGATATTGCATATTTTCGTTTACAACTTCAGGTTTATGATTGGTATAAGATTCAAGACCAAGTGCGTGCAGATGCTTTGGTTGAGCTCGCATTTAACATGGGTATTTCGCATTTACTTGAGTTTGCCGATATGTTGTACGCATTAAAAAGAAAGTCGTATCCTGAGGCTGCTAAGGCGCTTCTAGCTAGCAAGTGGGCGGAACAAGTGGGACCGATAAGAAGCAAGGATTTAGCTTACAGGATTTTAAATGGCCGTTACACTTGAAGACATTGAACAAATAAAAATTATCGAATGGATAAAGCAATGCTCAGATTTGCCAGTAATCCACATTGCAAATCAACGGAAAACATCTGCCCAACATGGTGCTCTTTTAAAGCGCATGGGTGTAAGAGCAGGCGCTGCCGACTTGTTTTTACCTCGTAGTAATGGCATTCATTCTGGCTTATGGATTGAATTAAAAACCTTATCTGGCAAGCCAACCAAATTACAGT